AAAGGAAAGTTGCAGAATCGTGTACTTCTCAATGCATTTGTTGAAAAAGTTGCGTAAAAAACTTGACTTTCTTGAATGTTTTTGGTATAATATAAGTGTGAGAGTGAGAAATCACTCATTTTGTAAACCTCTTTTGAGAGATTTGTTATGAATTTAAGTCCCGCAAAACAAAAATTTGTTGATTGTGCATCTAGTGTTTATGGCGAAGGTGCTATTTTGAGTTCTACTCAAGTAAAAGAAATTGAAGCAAAACGTGGAATTGGTTCTGGTTGGTTTATGAGGACTCCTTACAAGGTTGCAAGGGGTATGTATAAACTTCCAACTGAAAATGAAGTGGTTGAAGCTTCTACAACTTCTTCTACTGAAGATGCAAATATTGCATCTCTTGCAACTAATGTTTCTGCTGCAAGAACCGAAACCGCTGAAATGGTTTCTAATGTCGTAGAATTTCCTAGAAATACTGAATCTTATGTTCCTTCAAAAGTGAACGGATATGTAAAATTCGGTCATTATGCTGATGTAAAGACTATTAAGAAGTCTGGAAATTTTTATCCTATCTTCATTACTGGTTTGTCTGGAAACGGAAAAACCATGATGATTGAGCAGGTTCATGCGGAACTGAAAAAGGAACTTTTCAGAGTGAACATCACCATTGAAACTGATGAAGATGATTTGATTGGTCACTATGCATTGGTTGATGGAAGAACAGTTTGGCAGGATGGGCCAGTTACTCTTGCGATGGAACGTGGGGCAACTCTTCTTTTAGATGAAGTTGACCTTGCATCAAACAAGATTATGTGTCTCCAGCCAGTACTTGAAGGAAATCCCCTTTTGATCAAAAAAGAAGGAAGGGTTGTTCGTCCTAAGTCTGGATTTACAGTCATGGCGACTGCAAACACTAAGGGTAAAGGTTCTGAAGATGGAAGATTTATCGGAACTAACATTCTGAACGAAGCATTCCTTGAAAGATTTCCAATTACTCTGGAACAAGAATATCCTTCAATGTCAGTTGAAAAGAAAATTGTCACGAAGTTGATGACAAATCTTGGATGTCTTGACGAAGAGTATGCTGGGAAACTGGTAGACTGGGCAGATCTGATTCGTAAAACCTTTTATGATGGTGGAGTTGATGAGATCATTGCAACTCGCCGTTTGGTACATATCATTCACGCATTTTCAATCTTCAAAGATAGAATGAAGGCCATTGCAATGTGTGTCGCAAGGTTTGATGATCAGACTAAAGACACTTTCATGGACTTGTATTCTAAGTTGGATGAGAAAGTTTCAATGCCTTCAGAAGAGACTGAGATTTCAGAGTCAAATGAAACGGAAGAGAAGGAAGAAGATTTTAGTCCGTTTTAATAACATACCTAATGAACTAAAAGAATTAGGTTACAATCCGCCAGTCATAAAACCATATGACAAGAATGGTGTGAGAGTTTGGGTAGACAATTCCACATATGAATTTCCCATTTGGAGACTTTCTCTGAATGGGATTCAGTGGATGGTGTTTGATCCTAGTCATGGACAAGCAAAACAATTCTACTCTCATTACAATCTTGCATATGGCCATGTTGTATGTACTGGATTGGGTTTTGGAACAAGAGAAAAATGGTTGTCTTCAAAACCAGAAGTTGAGAAGATAACAGTAATTGAAGCATTCAAACCAATCATAGATTATCATAAAGATATTGGAACTGAATGGTCAGATAAAATAGAAATTATCCATTGTGATGCAAATGATTATAAAGGGAAATGTGATTTTTTATCTTTGGATCATTATGAATTTAATGACATTCAGAGCATCATAGATAGTATAAAGAGAATTGCGAAAAATGTTAAACACAAATCAATCTGGTTCTGGATGCTGGAGCCATGGATTGAAAATGGAATCATCTCAGACAATACTGAAAATCCAAATATCATTCCGATAAGTATTAGGTATGGTGGAATAAAAGGAGACATTTTAAACAATTATAATAAGATCAAAGAATTTTTTGGTTTAAGAAAATTACCAGATCTTGAAATAAAAGAACTGGTGAAATTTATTAATATGTACTGAAGGCGAACATTATGGAAGTAAAGATCGGTATTGAAGAACTCCGAAAACATAAAATTATGGTATGCACTCCAATGTATGGTGGAATGTGTAGTGGAATGTATTCAAAGGCTTGTTGTGACCTTGCAACATTGTCTACCAAATATCAAATGGACTTGAAATATTTTTATCTTTTCAATGAGTCCTTGATTCCCCGAGCAAGAAATTATCTGGTTGATGAATTTCTGAGAAGTGATTACACTCACCTCATGTTCATTGATGCAGATATTCATTTTGATCCGAATGATGTTTTGGCACTTGCTGCTTTAGATAAAGACATTATCGGTGGGCCATATCCAAAGAAATGTATTGCATGGGAAAAAGTACGGAATGCAGTTGATAGTGGTCTTGCAGATGAAGATCCAAATATATTAGAGCAATATACTGGTGATTATGTTTTCAATCCAGTAGAGAATACACATCAAATAAAAGTATCAGAACCAGTTGATGTACTTGAAATTGGTACTGGTTTTATGATGATCAAGAGACAAGTATTTGATGACTTCAAAGAAGCATTTCCTCAATTTTCATATCGCCCAGATCATAATAGATCAGAGCATTTTGCTGGTGATAGAATGATTCACGCATATTTTGATACTGTGATAGATTCAAAACAGTATTTGGGTGATATTTCTGATAATAGTGAAAGGTATCTGTCAGAAGATTATTTCTTCTGTCAATTTGTACGTAAATTGGGGTATAACATTTATCTATGCCCGTGGATGAAACTTGGACATATGGGATCATATGTTTTTTCTGGCTCTATGGGAAGTCTTGCAAATCTAGAATTTGCATCTCATGGTGCTGATACTGCAAGAGTGAGTAGTCATGAAAAAAGAAAACGAAACAAAAACAAAAACAAGAAAAAGAAAAAGTGATGTTGATTATGTTTTTGATGAGGGGAAATATTTAAGTGAAATTTGGGATGCAATAGACAAGACCTATTCTTCCCATTATGCCCAAAACAAAATACAATCAACAGAATTTATTGCAGATGCAGGACATGGTGAAGGTTTCTGTATCGGTAATATAATTAAATACGCTCAGAGGTATGGTAAGAAGGGCGGATTTAATAGAAATGACTTGACAAAAGTCGCTCATTATGTTATTATTATGTTATACCTACATGATAACTTTTATAACCGAAAAGGAGAATAAGATGAAATTAAGTGAAAACACAGTAGGGTTTTTGAAAAACTATGCAAACATTAACCAAAGTTTGGAATTCCAAGAAGGGAAAACTCTTAGAACAGTTTCCCCCCTAAACACTATTCTGGCCTCAGTAGAGATTAGTGAAGACTTTCCTAGAACTTTTCCTATCTATGAGTTGAATAGATTTCTTGGAACATTGTCATTGTTCAATGATCCAGAATTGGATTTTACAGAAAATGGTGTTGCAATTAAAGATGGGAGTCATGAGGCAACCTATCGGTATTGTGGAAGTAGTTCCATGTTCCAAACACCACCTGAGAAAGATATATCTTTTCCAGAACCAGATGTTGAATTTACTCTTGAAAAAGATGTATTCAAGAAGACCATCAATGCGGCCAATACTCTTGGTTTGCCCGAAGTAGTAATAGAAGGAAATGGTACTGAAACTAGGATTGTTGTATCTGATACAGGCAATACTACTTCAGATAATTTCTCTACTGATGTGGGAACTACGGATAAGACATTCCGTATGATTTTCAAAACTGAAAATCTCAATAAATTGATGGAAGGTACATATGATGTAAAACTTTCATCCAAACGAATTTCACATTTTAAAAGGACAACTGATTCTCTTCAGTACTGGATTGCGTTAGAACAAAATTCAACATTTGAAGGGTAGTCATGGAAAAATCTTTATTATGGGTTGAGAGGTATCGCCCATCAACAATTGATGATTGTATCTTGTCTGATACGATTAAAAATACCCTAGAGGATTTGGTAAAAGATGATACTGTACCAAATCTCATGTTCACGGGGCCTGCTGGAGTTGGTAAAACAACTGTTGCAAGGGCAATCTGTGATATGACAAATTCTGATTACATCATCATCAATGGTTCTGATGAGGGTAGAATGATTGACACTCTCAGGACTAAAATGACACAATTTTGTTCTACTATATCCTTGTCTGGAAATAGTAGAAAAGTTGTAATCATTGATGAGGCAGACTACTCAAATCCAGATTCGGTGCAACCAGCATTGAGGGGATTCATAGAAAAGTTTGCAGAAAATTGTTCTTTCATATTCACTTGTAATTACAAGAATAGAATCATTGAACCGATTCATTCAAGATGTGCAGTAGTAGATTTTACTTCTCCGAAAAGTGAGAAACCAGAAATCGCAATGCAGTTTTTAGATCGGTGTGAGAATATCCTTTCCGATGAAAATATTGTATACGATAAGAATGTAATTGCGGCTCTAATCAGTAAACATTTTCCAGATTTTCGGAGAGTGATTAATGAGTTGCAACGATATTCTACATCTGGTGAAATAAATGCAGGAGTTCTTGCAAATATAGGAGAACTAAATTTAGATCAATTGATGTCTGCATTGCGTGAAAAGAATTTCCAAAATATGAGGAAATGGGTTACAAATAATTCAGATAATGATCCTGCATCTGTATATCGTAAAATTTATGATAAATTGTATGAGGTTTTGGCCAAATCATCCATACCTCAAGCAGTCTTAATTATTGCAGATTATCAGTATAAATCTGCATTTGTTGCAGACCAAGAGATTAATTTGGTTGCTTGCCTAATAGAGTTGATGGCGGAATGTGAGTTCGTATGAGTCCATTTGAATTCATAAATCAAATCAATCATGGTAAGACAAATCTGATTGATCAAACTCCCGAAGTAGAAAAGGAATATAAATCATTCATTGTCAATCGTGGATTAAGTTTCAACCACGATACGGCATTATATGCAAATGAAATGAACTTTCATAGTCACCTTGATTCAAAACTCCAATTCGACTTTTTTCTAAATACTATTAGACCAAAGAAAAGATATGGTAAATGGTTAAAAAGGAAAAAAGAAGATAATGTAGTTCTTGAATTAATCAAGAAGTATTGTAAATGCAGTTATGCGAAAGCGAGAGACTACGCTTTACTTCTCAATGAGTCGCAACTGGATATTATTAGACAACAAATTGATATAGGTGGTTTGAAAGGAAACAATGAGTGAAGAAATCATCCAACGGATGGTTGAAGTGAAATTAAAAGAAGCCGATGATTTTCTCAAGGTAAGAGAAACCCTCACAAGAATCGGTATTGCATCACGCAAAGAAAAAACTTTATTTCAATCATGTCATATCTTGCACAAGCAAGGTAAGTATTACATAGTACATTTTAAAGAGTTATTTGCACTAGATGGTAAAACATCTAATTTCTCAGAGAACGATGAAGCAAGGCGCAATACCATTGCAAATCTTCTCGCAGAATGGGAATTGATTTCATTAGTGCAATCGGATAAATCAGCAGAACCTACAGTTCCATTGAGTCAGTTAAAAATCCTGTCTTTCAAAGAAAAAGACGAATGGGAATTAACTCCAAAATATAATATTGGTAACAAAAGGGATTCTGATGAGAATGACCAGTAATCTATATTTTTATAAATTACACACAAACGTAAAAGATCCTGTTCGTGCAACGGAAGGATCGGCCTGCTTTGACTTGCACGCTTCTTTACCAGAATCTTCAGAAATAAAAGTATATTTAAATAATTTTGAAGAGCCGGAGAAACGAACTAGAAAAGTTGTAAATGAAAAAGTGCAAGTCAATCCCAACGAAAGACTATTGATCCCTACAGGATTGGTTTTTGATATTCCAAAAGGATATTCTGTTCGGTTATATCCAAGATCTAGTCTTGCATTAAAACAGGGATTGACACTGGCAAATAATGTTGGAATTATTGATTCTGATTATGTTGAACCAGTTTACATGATGATTTATAATATCAGTGGCTATCAACAATTCATAACTAACGGAGAACGTATCTGTCAAGCAGAATTGGTGAAAGAATATCCATGTATAATAATGGAAACAGAGGAACGACCAGAAAGAAAAACTGACAGAGATGGTGGTTTTGGAAGTACTGGAAATTAAAACTTGACTTTTTCTATAAAACTTAGTATAATAATAGAAAAGGAGATAAATAATGATGAAACCGAAATATACATTATTAGTGAAAGAGGGATCTTATACCGCAGATTCACTAATAACATTGATTTTTATAGTGTTAAAACATCGCTTCCAACACCTATGTAAAGGTGAAGGATGGCGTGATTGAGGTTGTCCATAGTGGAAACCTCTAACTTACCCATCGCCCGTGCTAGGGGGTGGGGATATTTTTAATAACCTTGCTTTTTATAAGGAGGAATTATGGTTACATTAGCACATCACAGTCCGCTTACCGCAGGCGATCTTGAACGATTTATGGGTCTTTCCGTTGGATTTGATCGTATGTTCAATCGTATGATGGATTTTCCTAATACATCACAGGATAGTGGATTTCCGCCCTACAACATTCGTAAAGAAGATGACTACAATTATGTCATAGAAGTGGCCCTTGCTGGGTTTTCTGAAACTGACATTGAAGTTGAGGTGAAGGACGGAATAATCACAGTACGTTCAATAGAAGACAAAGGTACTGATACCACTCAGTACGTTCATAGAGGGATTGCCCGAAGGTCATTCTCTAAATCTTGGACTCTTTCTGATGATATTGTTGTCAACAGAGCGGAGTTCAATAATGGTCTTCTAAATATTTCTTTGGAGAAAGTGGTGCCCGAAGAAAAGAAACCACGTTTGATTCCCATTACTAAATTGATTAGTAAGTAATCATTCTCCAAACCCCATTGAAGAATATATACTTTAATGGGGTTTTTGTTTTTAACTTTTGAAGGAGAATAATATGTTACCACTTGCAGGAATGCTATTCAATGTGGTTGCTGGATTAGTAGTTGATAAAGCTCAAGATCTGGCTGAAGAACACGTTGAAAAGATGTTAGATGATATACTTCCAGACAACGCAAAAAAAGAATTAGATAAAATTATAAAGGGCGACAAATCTCATGTATTTGAGAATGCAAAAGATGCTCTTAAAGGT